CGCGATCGCCGCCTGGTTCGCCGCGACCTCCGCGGCCATATGGGCCAGCGAACCAACCACCGCCGGGTCGACGCTCGCGCCCACGTCGATATTGCCCCGAATCTTCGCCGTCAGGCTGTCGAGCCGTTCACGCTTGGTTGCCATCAGTTGCCCCCTGCCGCAGCCGCGGCATCACGAATCTCTTCGAGCGACTGGGCGTCGGCGAGCGCCGCTACCAGCGACGACAGCCGTTCCTCAGCGGTCGGTTCGCCGATGATTGGTTGGAGCGCCAGCAACTCGTCGGCTGTCGGCGTGCGTGTCTCCACTATCTGCCCGTCGACATCGACGGTTACGGTGGTGTCGGTGATGGTGGTGATGGTGCGGACACCGGAGGCGTCGAGGTTGTCGTTGACGATCACGGGTTGGTCCACCTCAAGAACAGTAGGGAAAGGGGAGTGCCGTTGAACAACGCCCCGCCCGCCGGCGGGTTGGCGTAGGCGCCGGCACCGATTGACGCTGTCATCACAGCCGACATGCCGCCGCCCGCCGACAGCGTCGCGACCATCGGCATTAGAGCGTTGATGAACCCCGACATGTAGACGAGGGTCGGCGCGGCCACCTCGGTCTTCGTGTAGGTGGCATAGATGCCGGGGGTGAGCGCGACCGACAGTCCGGTCTGCGACTTCACCCCGGACGACGACGTGTCGAACGTGGTGAACTCATGCACCAGCGATGATGGTTGGAGTGTGTTGTCGAGACGGACGATCGCGCAGCGGGTCACTGACCCCGACGCTGTCGCTGTAGCGCGCACCGCTGCCGCGGTGATCGTAACGTCGCTATCGACGGAGAACGGGACGACCCACGCCATGCCTGTGCCCACACTGCTGGTAGCGGCTGTCAGTGTGGCGTGACAGCCGGGGGGTAGCCCCCAGTTGTCGGAGCCGATCCCACCGGACAGCGTCGGGAAACCGGCCTGCAACCTTGCTGTCACCCCGAGGTCGGTCTTGACCTGCGCGGGTGTCCGGTAGGTCCACGCGCCGCTCTTGCGTTGCATGAAGTCGTCGTTGCTGCCGCCAGGATCAGGGATGCCGCCGCTGCTCACTAGAGTCGCGGGAACCCATTCCCCGGTGGCACTGTCGTAGACGAGGAAGTCGCCGTCGTCGGGCGGGTCGGTGACGGTATCGACATCGGTGAGGTCGTCGAGGGTCCCGTCGTTGTCGATGGTGTAGTCGAAGTCGTAGTCGAGGAGATCCACTTCGGAGGGGTGGAGGTTCGGTGGCTCGACCCCGGGACGGTTGATCCTGACGACGAACCCGCCGTGGTCGCGGATGCCGTCGGCCTCGTTCTTGAACCGACAGTCGGTGACCACCCAGTGGTCAGCGGGGTCCTTCCCGGAGTAGGCGAGGTCCACCCACACGTTCTCCCCGAACTGCCGTCGCATCACGTCGGTGCCGTACACCTGGAGCAGCCTGCGAACCTCGGGGTGGTTCTTGGCCTCGTGGAGGCCAACCTCATCAACGAAGTCCTGGTAGCGAACGTGGTAGTCGGCATCTACGTCTACCCACGGGTTGAGGGTGTAGACCATCTCCTTGAGGGGTGCAGCCAGGGTGACCCTGCGACCAACTGCACTCCGTTTCAAGGCGGTATGTTTGAACCACCAGGGTACATCTGCCGGGCATGCCTGGTATCGCAGGGCTGCGAAAATACTTTACTGGCCTGCGGGATCTGATCGATAATCGTTTTGTTGCCCCCGGTAAGTAGAAGGGCAGCGACGGACGAGGCCCAAAGGTAGAAGAGGAAGAGGAAGAGGAAGACGTAATGGAAAACAAGTTGCACCTGGTGGTAGAGGCTATCGACTCGGATAGGTTGGAGCAATTTAAGGCCAACCTGCGGAAGATGTCCTACGAAGGTCGACACTTGGGAGGGGCATTGTTGCTCCCTGTAGGGGTTGGTTTACGGGTGGACGAGCCTGGTGGTTACTCGGTATTCATGGAGGGGTTGGACCCTGAACTGGAGGCACTGAAGCAAGAGTTGGCGGACATGAAACAAGCAGTCCAGTTGGACACGACACCGATCCAAAAGGACATCGCGGACCTCAAGCAAGAGTTGGCGGACATGAAACAAAAGGCACGGGCGGAAGTAGCTCCCCGGGGGTACGGGGAGGGTGTGGAACCAGGTAAGTACCGCGGTGTGTGCCGCCCCCCATATATGCCACAGGTACACCTGGCCAGTTTCACCCTCGAGGGCACGTGCCCGGCCGACCTCGAGGTCCGCTACCAGCGGGAAGGCTTCCCTGAGGTCTTGCTCCCTGAGGAGCACAAGGCCGTCATGGGTGTCCTACGGGGAGCCCTGCAACGGTTGCATCTTCAAGAGTCCGGTAAAGTCACCACGCTGTCGAAGACGCCCGCAGGCGACTTCCTCTACCTGACGGAGGCCGTATAATGGAAGCAGATCCGCTTACCACCGACCCCAATAGCATCTACTATGGGTGTGTCGCGTTCAACCTAGAGGCCCTGAAGTGGTCGGCTATCTCCCCAGAGTTTGGGCAAATGTTCCTACATGGTGGTGTGACCCTGAGCATAGGCGCCCAAAAGTACTTTGTACTAGGGGTAGGGTCCCATGTAGAGACCACCCTAGACGGGAATCTCGCACCGGATTCTCGTGCTAGAGTACATGGTTACCTGCGACCTGCGGAGTATGGTATGTAGTATGGAGGTGTCGAGGCGGCGAGATGCTACGACGGGGCAGCTCGTCCCCTACTTCGACACCCCCGTCGACGCCTTGAAGATGCGAGCCCTCATCTACTCCTACGGGGGTTTGAGGGACACCCAGAAGTACCTGTCCAGGCACGGCTTGGACTTCCAAATCCTCACCCTGTCCTACTGGGCGTCAGGGAAACACCTAACATCCAAAGCAGCTCACGACAGCTTCAAGGCCCTTCAAGGGGGCACCCAAGCGAGCCTCGTGAAGTACCAGGGGCTCCCGTTGACGGTAGCGGACCTCCTTGCACTAGTTGAGCACCACGGAGGTCCCAAGCGCACCCGAGAGGTTCTTCAGGGTGCGGGTGTACCTGTGGGTATCAAGCTGATACAGGCCCTCTTGAGCGGCGGGACGACCACCCGGAGCCCCCGAGGGGTACGGTGCGGGGTGCAGTTGAGGTACCTGCGGGACCTCGAGTTGAAGGCGCTCCCCGCACACATCCGACCGTACAGCGCCTCCACGGTGCGAACGGAGCTGCGGCCCCTCATTGACGACCTTGGCGGACCTCCCCAGGCGTGTAGGCTGCTGAAGGCCCTAGGCGTCACCATCACACCGGAAACGATGCACCGATGGTACCGGCAGTCTCCTAGCAGTCACTTCACACCACCGTCGAGGCGTAAGTGGCTTCTGGTGTTGGCCGCCCTACGCTGTTACATCGGCACCAGGGGGCGCCACCGCGAGATGGTCTACCGACCCCGCCTGAAGGGTTCTTTTATGACGCTCCTAGGGTAGATGGATCCTCAGTTACCCACCCAGCACGAATACACCACCCGGTTCATGTGTCGGATGAGCCCCAAAGACCGCGTTTGGGGGAACCCGCACGATGTAGAGGACGCCTACGTGGCCGCCCTTGATGTTGAGGCTCTCCCAGAGGAACCAGAAGAGGCGGACCCACCCACCCTACCAGACCACTATGTACCCTTCCGCGCCTTCATGTCGCTCCTAGGCGGCGCCGACACGGTACAGCGGAGGAAGTACCTGGTACGCGCCCTAAGGCGGTACGAGCGGGAGAGCGGCGTTAGGGTACTCCGCCCGACCCCCCACGGCCGACACGTGGGGTATCTGCACGTAAATGTCGCTGTAATCCGCTGTATTCAGGGGGCCCCAGGAGTGCCGCTGGAGCCTAGTGGGCTCGCGGAAGATACCCACGTGGGGCCGTAATGGGTAGGGGTGCACTTGCCCCAACCAGGCCCGGATGGTTCGGGCAAGTTTTTGAAAGAAAAAAACACACGTGTCAGTACTATACAAGACCAGCTACTCCGCCATGACGGACGGGCAGTATCGGTCTCCGCAGTGCACCATCGACGGTATCCTCAAGGTAGCCGTCGAAGGCGGGGGTGGTGGTGGAGCCGGGGACGCTTCCGCCGCCAACCAAGCCACACAGATTGCGGCCGAGCAGGCCATCCAAGCGGCCGTAGAGGGCATCGAGGGTCAGCTACCCGCCACCCTGGGCTCGCTAACGAAAGCGGAGTCGCTCTCCATCTGCCTGGCTAGTGACCAGCAACCGTTGGTCATCTCGGGCTCGGTCGATATCCTTTCGGCTGCGGCCCCTTTGGCGGTTACTGGACCCCTCACCGACACCGAGTTGAGAGCTACTCCGGTATTCGTCAGCGGAACGTTCTACCAAGCGACCCAGCCGGTAAGCGGCCCGCTTACGGACACTGAACTACGTGCCAACCCCGTCACAGTAACGGATGGGGGGACCCCAGTGTACGTCGACCTCGCAAATGTGAGCATGTCGTTTGTGCCCACACTCGATTCCCAACACCTCACACCTAACGGTGGGACTTGGTTGCGCCAAAACCCGTCCGCGGTAGCGGCGTCGGCCCCTCACAGCGGCAGCATCGTGTCTATCTCTAGAGGGTACCTCCGCTCGTTGCGGGTCGTCTACACGGGAGCACTCGCGAGCGGACTCTTCGTGCAACTCCATAGTGCCAGCTCCCTCACGGGCCTGTCCAGCGGGACGATGCTCAGTATGGGTATCGAGATCAATACCGGACGTAAGGACATCAGTTGGGACATCCCTGAGCTGCTCTATTACCACAGCGGCCTCATCGCGGCCTTCTCGACGACGCAAGCGACCTACACGGCGACCGTCCAAACCGGGTTCGCGGAGGCCCACTACACGGCATGAGAATCACCACGACAGGCGGGGAGAGACCCGCGTTCGGCTTTTGCATGTGGGGCGCTTCCAACTCAGGGACCAACACGGCGCAGCGTTACCTCTTCCCAGAGTTCAGCGACACGTCGATAACGAACCCGGCATCATCTACAACATGAGCATCGAAGGTTGGGAGCCGGTATGAAGACCATGGCAAGCAAGCTCGCGACCTTTGCCATGACGGCGACGTTGCTCGTCTTCGGCACAACGTCGTGCGCGTTCGTTACCGTCGATAGCGGAAGCGGCGGAAGTGGCGGCGGAGAGGCAGCGGACTGCCCGTCGCCTCCCATCCCGGAACCTGGACAACCTGCGTTCTGCAAACCGTGCGAGGACCTCGAAATGGTCCTCTCGGCGGTCGAGTCTCCCGCGCAGAGCTGGTGTCCCATGTTGGCGCCGGGCCACGATATGTGCCCAGCGGGAACGCAGCCGTGGGTCTGCGAACAATACCAGGACATGCGTCCCGAGGGCTGCATCGCGGTCCTGAACGGGCACAACGGGCTCTCGGTTCAATGCTGCGGCCTTGTTGCGAGCGCCGTGACGGTCAACTGCGTCGTCGACGCGGACTGTCACCTTCCCGTTGGTGACCCTTGCTGGGTAAACGCTTGCGTATTCCAGGCAGGCATCAAGGCTTGCGCGCTCGCGCCGCGACCCGAGGGCATCTCGTGCGCCGCTGGCGTCGCGTGCCAAGAGCAATACGACGGCGTTCCCGAGTCCGTCTACTGCCCTATCGTTCCGTGAGGTAGACCATGGGAGAGCGAAACCTGAATGGCAACAAAGGCGGACGGCCGTTTTCGAGAGTTCCCGATGACCTCCTAGAAGAGGTTCGGGAAATGTACGACGACGGCAAGACTCCGGCCGATATCCGAAAGGCCCTTCGGGATCGCGGCACAAGCGTTAGCCTCCCCGCCATCAAAGAGGCAGTTGGGGAGGTGACGCAAACCCTCGAAGGCGCCGCGCAGACCGAGATTCCCGGATGCGCGGTGTCCTTTGAGAGCCGAGTTGACGCTGACGTGTTCAGAGAGATCCCGCTCGACATTCGCACCATCGCGGAAGACATGATCCGTGGCGGGTCAAGCCCGTCCTCCATCGTCCAGGTGCTAGGGCGCTATCGCGTGCCCGTGAGTCTGAAGAGCGTAGAGGCGTACAGGGATGAGCGTCTCGCGAACAAAGACACGGAAGCGAACCTCTCGACCTCGTATGCGACAGAGCTGCGCAACTTATATGCGTTCATAGCTGACATTCGCGCTAAACGTGCAGAAATCTACAATAATATACCGGAGTACGAGCGCAATAGCGCGAAGATGTTCGTTGAACTTACGAAACTTGAGCTAGAAGGCGTAAAAGCCCTGACGCAGTTGTTGAAGGTGGTCAACCAAGACAACAGCGAGACTGTCCAGAACGCCATCCAAGAGATTCGCGACAGGCTCAAGATTGGAGACGAGTCTTGACCGCTGGCGATGGCAACTACTTCGTCCCAAAGACGCTATGGCAACCGCCTGGTGATTCGCCATGCGAGGCTATGCGCAAGGCTGGGCGCTTGCGGTCGTTCTTTGAGTCGCTATCAACCAACGCGAAGCTGCGACTGCCTTACGAGTGGGACTTTCACGCTCGACCAACGCAGAAGCCACCGCCGCCTGACCTCATGTCCCATCCCGACGGGTGGAAGTTTTGGTTCATCCTTGCGGGCCGCGGCTTTGGTAAGACACGCCTAGCGGCGGAGCACATTCGTCACGTTGTAGAGACTGGTAAAGCCAAGCGCATCGCGCTCGTCGCGCCGACATATAACGACGTTCACGCCACCATGATCAAAGGCGAGAGCGGGCTCATGTCCGTGTTCCCACCAGGCGGAGAAATATCGCTTCGCTTCGTGATGCAAAACAGGTGCGTGTACTTCAGCAAAGCCGGGCACGTCATCGCCACGGCCTTCATCTACACGTCTGAGAAGCCAAAGCAGATGCGCGGTCCGCAGCATGACTACGCGTGGCTTGATGAGTTCGCGGCGCTCAACAACATCGAAGAGATGTGGAAGTTGTTTATTGCAGGACTTCGACTTGGCAGTAACCCGCGCGCAATCTTCACGACGACGCCAAGGGTGACGCTGCTACGCATCAACGCTCTTGAGAACGAGAGGACCGTCGTCACGTTTGGAAAGTCAAACGACAACGCGGTGAACCTTGCCAACGGGTTCATGGAGACGCTCAACAACATCTACGAGGACAGCGACTTTGCCGCTCAAGAGCTTGGCGGCATGTTGCGACTCGACGACAGCGGCGCGACGTTCAAGGCGTCCTGGATAAACGAGAGCCGAGTTCGCGGCGGAGCAATCAAGAGCGGGTCGACGTGGACCGTACCAACGAAGAGCGGCGGAAGGATGGCGCTTGTCGAGGTCACGGTCGCAATCGACCCAAGCGGCTCTGTCAAGGGCAGCGCGTGCGAATGCGGCATCGTTGTTGTGGGTCTTGGCGCCGACAATAACGCCTACGTCCTTGAGGACCTCTCAAAGAAGGCGTCAACCGAGGAGTGGGCGACGATCGCCGTCATGGCCGCGCTGAAGTGGGACGGCTGCATCGTGTACGAGACAAACTTCGGCGGCGACATGGTGAAGGACGCTATCAGGAACGCGCTCAAAGAACGCGGCGCGCTACACGTTGCACACCGCGGAGTCAACGCTGACACCGGCAAGGTTCAAAGAGCGATGAAGGTCTCTCCGTTCGTCCAGAAGGGCCGCGCCATCTTCGTTGATGTCATGTCCAAGTTGGAGAAACAGATGACGACGTGGTGCCCCGGAGACTCGACAAGCCCCGACCGAATGGACGCGCTCGTGTGGGCGTTGACCGCCGTTCTCTTGAAAAGGACGGTACGTGGCATGGTGTGAGAAGAAAACTCACACGTTAGGTTGTCAACCCCGTCCGCTCGTGTATCGTAGGTCATCCGATGCTTCTCAGCTCTCTCCGATCTCTTCACTCTGAATGCCAGCGAGACCTCTTCTCGCGCTACCAAGCTCTGTATCAAGGTGGCGAGAGGTTTAGGTCCATGGTGCGCAAGTTCTTGCCATCGAACGCCGTTGACACGAAAGAGGTCTACGAGGAGCGTGTTAAGGCTGCATCATATCGTCCCTACGTGGGCTCGATTGTCGACTTCTATGCTTCGATGCTGTTCGCGTCATCGTTCGCGGTGAGAGCTTCCGTTGACGGTGAGCACGCTACCAACATCGACGCTTTCTACAGCGACCTAAAGGAGGACTGCGACGGCAACGGGACCGACTTGTCCGCGTTCATGAAGGACAGGTTCACGCAGGCGTTGATCAAGCGGGCAGCGTATTGGGTTGTTGAGCTGCCTCGCGACGCAAGCGAAGCTCCCGCCGTGACCAAGACCGAATGGAACGAGCGCGGCCTTGGTCGAGCTACACTCCGCGCTATCGACGCCGAGTGCGTCACCGATTGGGAGTCAGACGACGACGGTCACTACGAGTGGCTGAAGACCTACGAAAAGACCATGCGACGAGCGTCTCCAGAAGACGAAAGCGTCAAGTGCGTCGAGACGTGGCGCATCTACTTCAAGGATCGTGTCGACGTTTACCGAATCTCTTACGACCCGAGCAAGCCCCCAAAGCCGAAGGACGCTGTTCCTCGAGTCGACTCGTATGACCACGGGTTCGCGTGCGTGCCTGTTATGTCGCTGTGCCTGCCCGAGGGCCTTTGGCTCTTGGACCGCGCATCCGACGCGCAGTTGGAGCATTTTCGCCTAAGCTGCGCCCTTGGTTGGTCTCTTCGCAAAGCAGCGTACCCATTCGGGGTATTCTACCTCGAAAACGCAGACAAGCCGCCCGTCATCGGACGTGGCTTGGGCTGCACACTCAGCAGAGAAGACAAGTTTGAGTGGGCGGAGCCGAAGTGCAGCTCAATCTCTGTCCTAAGCGAGGAAGTGAAGGCGCAAAAGGACGAAATCTACCGCGTCTCTCAACAAATGGCAATGTCTGCGGACGCGAGCGCTGGCGCGCTTGGTCGCTCTGGCCTGTCCAAGATGGCGGACCAAGACGCGCAGGCCGTGTGCCTTCGTGGGTACGCTCAATATGTGCGCGAGGCTATCGAGGCGACGTACGAGCTAATCTCGGACGCGCGAGGAGACACCGATGTTACCTTCTCCGTCGAAGGCATGTCGCAATTTTCGACTGACGACGTTGCGGCGCTGGTTGAGGCTGCTACGAAGGTACAGGGCCTTGGTATTGAGTCTCCCACCTTGCTTGGGGAGTTGTATATGCGAATCACAAACGCTCTCTTGACGGGTGACGTTGACCAGAAACAGAAGGACAAGATCAAAGACGAGATCATGGCGTCCGTTGGCGTCATGCACGGCGAAAGCCGCACTGGCGAACCGAGCACGCTCGGCGGTGAGTCAGAGAACGATAGGGCGAACGGTGCGCAACCGACAAAGGCGAGGTAATCATGGCTCTTGGTGCAGAAGCAGAACCGAATGTCGATCCGAAGGTAGGGCAAGGCGCGGCGGAAGGCGGCGAGCAAGACTTTGATCGTCGTGTGAACGCTGCCGTATCGTCTCACGTCAAGAGGATCGAAAAGAGGTTTGAGGCCAAGCTCGAAGAGCTTCGGGCGGGCATGTCTCCTCGGCAAGAAGTCGCCGACGACGAGCCCGCTCCGCGTGCGCGCAAGCAAGGTACAGCAAAGACTGAAGACGATGAGCCGCGTGGCTTTGATGCTCAGTTGGAGATTACCAAGCTCAAGAAAGAACTCAGCGCAGAGCGCGCCAAAGGTCACGAGAAAGAGGTTCTCGGAAGCGTCAAGGACAAGCTCGCTGGCAAGGTGAAGACGGAGGCCATGGGTCCCGCGATTCGCCTGCTGAAGGAGAGCATCGTCATCAAGCAAGACGGCTCTGCTGTCTTCCATAATGGAGACGAGGAACTCGACCTTGACGACGGCCTTGACGCTTGGCTCAAAGGCCCTGAAGGCTCGCTCTTTGCAGCCCCGCCCGCACCGTCGCGCGGAGCACAGAAGCGCCCTGGGTTGCCTCAGAAGGTCCCGGCGCGAACTGGCGCAAAGGACTACAGCAACATGACTCCGGCGCAGCGGACGGCCGCGACGCTACGTGATTTGGGTCTCGATTGACAGGGCGATGATCGCCCAAGGATGAACGCATGGCTCTTCAGACCGCAGCTCTTCTCGTTCTTGCTCAAAACTACGCTGGCGACATTCGCCGGCAAATCAACCGTCGCGCCGTTGCGCTCTCGCTGCTCCCCAAAGAGGCAGATGAGGGGAAGAACGTTGCGTGGGCCGCGCAAGGCGACGGCGCAATCGCGGAGTTCTTCGGTGAAGGCTCCGACGCGGTGAACTTCGGCACGGACTCGCAAACGTCCGCGATTCTCCCTTGGGCGCAAGCTCGATCGAACTTCAGCGTCTCCGGTTTCGCTCGCGCCGCATCGCGAACGTCGCGGACCCCTGAAGGCAACATCGATCTGATCGCTCGCGACGTTCTTGACGGCGTGTCTGCTCTCGCGGACAAGCTCAACAAGAGCCTCTACACCGGACTCAGCGGGCAGACGCCTGGTCAAATCGTTGGCTTTGATGAGGCTATCGGCCTCACGAACAACACCTATGCGCAGATCGACCGCACGGTTCTCGCGAATGCGTTTTGGAAGCCTTACGTGATCGATCCTGGTGTTGCCACCGCGTTGACGTACGACCAAATTCGTATCGACTTGGCCTCGATCTACAAGGCGAGCGGCTCGCGCCCGAACCTTGCGCTCTTGAGCCCCGCGACGTTTGCCGCGCTGGCTTCGATCTTTGACCCGAACCGCTTCTACAACATGAAGACAGAGGCGGCGGATGGGATGAAGATCACGTCGCCGGAGCTTGAGGGTGGTGTGGGCGCCATCCGTTTCGATAATTGCAACTTTGTTGAAGACAAGGACGCAACCGACGGCAACATCTACTACATCAACACGTCCACCGTGTCTGTGCAATACCTCCCCGTCGGCGAACCCGGCCCCGGTGGCAGGGATGAGATGACCGACATGGTGATGACGGATGGCTACGACAGCATCCCGCTCGGCATTCGCATGGAGGCGCTCGCCAAAACTGGTGACGCAGACAAGATCATGATGAAGCTGTACCCCCAGCTTCGCGTGCTCCGCCCCAACCAATGCGGCGTTCGCAAAAGCGTCAAGTTCTCTTGATGTGATCCGACTTGACCAGGGCGTCGCGGTACTCTCCGCCACGGCGCCCTGGTCATCACCTTTACGAGGACGGTTGATATGGCATTCACGGACGAGCAGAAGACGCAGATCCGATTCTTCCTTGGGTATCCGTTCTCGTTCCAATACCTCAACCCGCGACTTGAGAGCGCCTTCGCTCTCGTTGGGGCTGACGTTACAGCAACGAACATCGCACTTGCACTTGTCAAGAAATTGTCGCTTTTCTATGGCATTGACCCTGCGGATCCGGGTGGACCGGCGCAGATTGATAAGGCCGTCTCGCAAGCTGGAATCGAGCAGGTAGAGAGCGCTGACGACGTTGTGAAGTATGGCACAACCGGGTCAAGCTCCTCGTCTGCGTCATCGTCTGCCATCTTGAGCGCGCAGAACGACGCGGCACGTCAGATGGTCGGGGCGTTATCCGCCATGTTCGGCGTCGAGATTGCCTCGGATGTCTTCAGCAAGAACGGCTACGTGTCAGGCGGCTGGGCAGAACGAAGTTCGTGGATGAGTCGCGGACCAAGGACCTTCGCTTTGAGCGGTTGATATGGCGACCCTCGTAGAGACCTGCCTACCCATCTTTGAGAACGCTCGCGTCCTTCTCGCGGACCTTGGCTTTCGCCAGCATGACGTTTTGATGCGCGTCGTGTCTTGGTCGGGGGAGACATCGGGTGAGGGCACAAAGACCGTCGTCGATTCGCCGCTCCTGATTCAAGGTCGTCGGGTGAAGGCTCGCCTCATGAAGCAGGAGGACATCCTCGCGAGCGGCGGGCAGTACGAGGACGGCGACTACAAGATTGGACCGTTCACACCCGCATACACCGGAGCCGTTGACCCAACGTTTCCAGACGGCGGTATCGAGGTGGAAGGTTTCAATCCGCTCGTGCTCGGCACGACAACGGAGACGTATTACCGCATCACCGGACCTGGCATGCCAGGGCCAGCGGGCGCTTGGTTTAAGAAGATCGGTCAAACGGTCGACACCAACTTCTCGCGCTACTTCGTCGCCAGGAAGACAGCGACAGGCGAACCATGATCGGCGTGAGGACAAACAGTGTCGGCGCGCGACGCGGCTTGCTCAATATCATCAACGGGCTCGACGCGGCTATTGAGCGCGGGCTCGACAAGACTGCGGAGCGTGGTCTGAAGGTCGCGCAGAGCAAGTCGAAGGGCTCGCTCTCAAAGTCAATCGCCGTCGAGAAGGACGGCAATGGTAGGCGCCTTGTGGCACGCGCACCGTATGCGGCCTATGTCGAGCGCGGACGCGGACCAGTGAAGGCCAAGGCAGGCGGCGTGCTCGTTTTCGTCATCAACGGGCGCACCATCTTCGCTCGTCGAGTTGGCCCCGCGCGTGCCCGTCCGTTTATGAAGCCGGCCGGTGTTGCAATGAGCAAAGCCAACGATGTCGCAGTCGAGCTTAGCAAGCTGTTCAAGAGTTGACGCGCTAAGTGGCGCGCATGCGTGGGAGTGGTAACGTGGTGTCACCATGATCGCCGACTATGGAACATTTAAGCACGGACGGGTCGAGTTTCCCGTCGCGGCTGCTCCATTCGTTGATGCGAGAGCGGCGCTTGACCCCGCGCTTGACGCTTCAATTGCCTTCTACAAGGCGATGCTTTTTAAGCACCTTGGCGCGTACTTTGACGCATTGGTCAACCAGCCAAACGTGGGCCTCGCGAACCTGACTGGCGCAATCGTTGCGGAGTGTGTCGCTTACGACCCGCTTCCTTACTTCACGTCGACATCGTACAAGCTCCCGCTCCTCGCGCTCTACCGAGCGAGTGACGATATCGCGGAGCATACGGTGAGCTGGTACAAGACGAAGAGCGAATGGCGCCTCGTTTACATCATGCCAGCGCTCACGTCGTCGCAAGCGAACAGCCTCTCGCACGTGCTGAAGGCAGTCCGCGCGATCATCGTCGACCGAACGGAGCAAGGCTACGATGTTGACTATTTGGACAACGCTGAAGTCTTTGCTGACGCTGGTATCTCAAACATCAACGTGAAGTCGTGCTCGTATGGCGCTGTTCCGCAGCTCGACACCAACATACGATTCATGGCGATGGAGATTGTTATCAATGTTGAGGAGCGCGAGCAGCGCAATCCAGGCCTTGACGACCTGGAGGGCGTAGACGCCTCTATTGAAACGACGGACGGCGATCCGGCGAATGACTTGCCGGTTGCGCCTTTTGCTTGGGAGAACGTGCCTCTATGAAGTTGAAGGTTTTGGCGGCTGGCTCCGCGCTTGTGCCTGACTACGAAGCGCTTGAAGGCGGTCTGCTCCGCTTCCTTGGTCGTCGACACGATCCAAAGCTCGGCAAGAACGGCGGGTGGTCTCCCACGGGAGAGCCCGTCTCTGTCGCGCGACGAGCGGAGTACATCCAAGAGCTGAAGGTCGGGGCGTTGCTCCCGGCCGATGAACAAACCGCAAAGATTGCTGGCGTCACTTGGCGTCCAGAAGCGCTCAACAAGAGCGCGGAAGTGGAGTCTTGAGGAATGGCTGACGTAGTTCTTACCGGCCTCGCCGCGAACGATCCTGTCCCCGGCGAATATGTCGAGGTGGCCTTCTCGCAAGGTCCGTCGAGTGCCGCAACCGGCGTGTATCATGCGCTCGTTATTGGCAATCTGTTGTCGAGCGGCGCAGCCGCGACCGACACGCTGTACGGTCCAGATACGCCCGTGTCGATGCTCTCTGCAAACGACGCGGCGCAGCTCTTTGGTGAGGGGTCCGAGCTTCACCGCATGATTGTGCGGTTCATGAAGATCAACCCCACGACGCCGTTCTATGCCATCGCTGTTCCTGAGAACGGCAGCGCTGACCCGGCGACTGGCACGATTACGATCCTTGGCACGGCGACGCTCCCCGGCACGCTGCGCATCTTCGTTGGCGACGAGTTCGTTGACGTTGGGTTCGCGACCGGCGACACGCCGACCGTCATCGCTGGCAACGCCGTTATTCAAATCAACGCGCGCGGCTCTTGGCCAGTCACCGCGTCGAACGTCGCTGGCGTCATCACGACCACGACGAAACAAAAGGGCCTTCGCGCCAACTTCGTGCGGTACTTCGCCCGTGTGCAGCCGTTCACCGGGACCGGCGTCACCGTCACCCCGAACGTCTCGACGCTCGTCTCAGGCGGCACGGCAGACGACGACATTTCGTCCGTGTTGCCAGTCATCGCGTCTCGGCGCTTCTACTACATCGCGCCAGCGGCAAATGATGCGACGCAGCTTGGCCTTCTGTTTGGTCAAGTGAACGCGCAAGCCGCGCCGGTCATCGGCATTCGTCAACGTGTCATCGCTGGTTCGGTCGACACCCTCGCGAATACCATCACGCTCGTCGACAGCCTGAACGGCGCACGCGCTGAAGTGGCTTGGCTTCAAGAGAGCGACATGCCGCCGTGTGAGATTGCTGCGCACATGGCAGCGGTCTACTCGCTTGAAGAGGCGCCCACGGTCCCGCTGCTCAACCTCAACTTCTACGGTCAGAGCGACGGTCAACTTTGGAACATCAAAGCGCCGCTCTCGGGCTTCGTGCCTTCTCGTTCGCAGGTGTTTGCGGCCTTGAACGCAGGCGTCACGCCAATTGGTGTCCAGGGGAGCCGCACTTACCTTGTGAAGCGAATCACGACGCGCTACAAGAGCGGCGCCGTGCTCGACTACCGTATCCGCGACTCTCATAAGGTAACGATCTGCGATCGTTATGCCGACGGCCTTATCTCAAAGGCAGCGTTGCAGCTCCGCGGCAAGAGCATCGGTGACGACCCGAAGAAGAACGAGCCGACGCCTGGTGCCAATGTCACGACTCCTCGCGTTGTCAAGGCCATGATTGACGGCCTGACGGACGTGTTCGCTGGGAACGACTTGCTCCAGAACGTTCCCGTCATCAAGTCGCAGACGCAGGTCTTGCGCGATTCCTCGAACCGTTCGCGGATGGGCGCGAAGGTTCCGCTGCAACCGATTGACATCCTGGATCAGCTCGCAATGCGAGTGGACCAGGTGGCGTGAGGTAGACGATGGCAACTGTTTACACAAAGGCGATTGTCTACTTCAACGGCAATCTTCTGACCGAAGAGTCGACCGTCACGGTGAAGCGCGAGAGCGGCCAGAACGACGTGGAAACCGTCGCTAAAGGCTGGGCTGGCGTGAGCCCCGGCGCTCCGAAAACCAAGATCACGGTCAAGAACGCCGTCCCGTCGGCTGACTTTGAGCTTGATCCTGGCAAGTTCATCACGAACACGCAAGAGGCGGAGATCAGCATCTTCGCAGCCGGGCGGACCTTGACCGCGATCGGGTTCGTTTCGGACGACAACTTCACACACGGCGTTGGTTCTGCGGCGGAGCTGGAGTTCAACTTCAGCACCGGCCCGACCGCGTGGGTGTGACGTAGGCATGCCGGGCGTCACGAGGCGCCCGGTTTCTTTAACATGACGTTACCTAGGTAGGAGAGACCATGGGCAACAACACTGGAAACGGACCCCCGAGAGACATCGAACCCCTTGACCTTTGGTCGCAAATCACAACGCTGCCTCGCGCGCATCGCGTGGTGAACTTTCCCCGGTACGACGCCGATGGTGTGGCGGTTGGGAAGGTTGCGCTTTGCGTTTTGAGCTCAAAAGAGGTCAACCTTGCGAACATCTCTTCGGAGAAGGCCGTTCGCGATCAATACAAGAAGATCGTCGGTGAAGTGCCGAAAAAGGATGAGGCGAGCGAGGCCTATGCCAGCATCGCAAGCGTCCGATCCACTGGCGAGCTTCTGTTCAGGGCTTGCAAGAGGGCCGACGAGTGCGAGCCGGATGCGATGACAGGCGTGTGCCTGGTCAACCACAGCAAGCTCCGCGGGTTCTTCCCAACCGTGGAAGCAATTGGAGAGCTTTCGACCGACGAGACGGCCGTGCTTGTCGAGCATTACCTCGTGACTCAGGCAGAAGTTGGCCCGCTCGTGTCCAAGATGTCCAGCGACGAAATGAACGCCTGGATTGAGGTGCTCGGCAAGGGAGGTAGCCAAGACCCTTTAGTTTTGCTCACATCGGCGGGCTTGAGAGCCCTTATGATGTATATGGCCTCCCGCTTGTGTCACTCACAGACGGACACCTCCTCGCGCACACCGCCGCAAGAGTAAAGTATTTGGAGCGGACGCGTAAATCCTCGGACAAGTGAGACGCGAATATGGATCCTGTTGTTGTTGCGCTGCATCAAAAAGGCGCCGAGTCTGTCAAGTCGGCGCTTCGTGATGTTCATGATGCGATCGTTGCGATCGACGCCGCGTCCGTGGCGTCCTTGGCGGCTGGTCAACGCGCATCAAAGGTACGTATCAGCGCACTCAGGACCGAAGCTGCGCTCATCAAAAAGATGTCTGGTGAGCGCGGCGGGTCCAACAGTCCAATATCTCGCGCCATGGGCGGTGGCTTGGCGGAGAAGATGCAGCGCGCGTCCACCGGCCCCAAGCTCGCGGAGAGCGCTGGCAACGGAACAGGCATCGGCAACTTGATCAAGGCCGCTGGCGCGGCTGGCGCAGCGTTCGCCGTCCTCAAGAGCAGCATCGACATGACCGTGAGCGCACTTAGCAGCTTTGGCGGATACCTCATTGCCGACATCGTGAAGCCTGCATTTGCTCTTGACAAGTTCGCCGTGCAGCTAGAGAACGCGTCAGGCGGATCCATCAAGTCCCAAGAGGTAATGGACAAGAGCCGAGCCGCGCAGTTGCGTTGGAACATTGACGCAATGGACGCGGCGCAAGCGGCAAGCAAGCTGACCGACGAGACCGGAAACGCAAAGGTCGCATTTGATAGCCTGAACGTTCTCGGGATGCTCGCGCAGGGTTATGGAGCAGAGATTTCAGACCTGTCCGGCCTCGCTTCCGCCATGTACAACTCCGGGATGAAGGACATCCAAGGTGGGCTGTTCAAGCAGCTAGCCCAAGGTCAAATTGAGGGTGGACGCTTCACCATCAAAGACATCTCCCATCTTGGCGGCGGTCTCATGGAGCAGAACAGCCGGTTCTCGTCCAGCATGAGTGCCGAAAACCGTCTCTCCTCGCTTGGCGCAGCTCTCCAGACTGGAGGTATCACCGGCAAGGCAGACGTGTCTTTGACGAACATGAACTCGTTCTTGAAAGAAGCATCGTCGAAGATGAGGACGCGGCACGCTGATCTATTCGACAAGAGTGGCGGCATCAAAGACCTTGGCGCCGTCCTTCGCGCTGTACTCATTGACTCAAAAGGCGACTCCGGAAAGCTCAAGAGTGCCGGATTTAGTGACACGTCCAGTGCGTTCGTCATGCAGTACATGGGCAAGTTTCAAGAGGCGCTCGCCAAGGGGGCGAGCATTAAAGACGCAGCCGAGCAGACACTAAGCGGCTTTGAGAAGATGAGAAACGCCACAATGAGCGAAGCGGACGTTAAGGCCGCAGCAACAAAGGTCATGATGACCAGCGGGGAGCGCATGGCGTCGGCGCAGAACGCCATCAAGGACAAGCTCATGGGGCTCATGCCTCAAATCTCGACGCTGGTGAACAGCCTGTCAAACAAGGCTCCGCAGATCGCAAGCGCAGCCATGATGCTAGCTCGCGTGTTCCTTGCCTTGGCCGAAGTTCTGGAGAAGCTCATCCCGGAGACCGACACTCGGACCAAGCGCGCGTTCGCGAAAGAAAAAGAGAAGTTTGAGCTGGCGGAGAAGGCCGGAAAAACAGGCAAAGAGCTTGATGCCGTGGACGATGATATCGCCAAGGTTAAGGCTGAAGGCAAAGACGGCAAAAGAGCCGCGGAGCTTCCTGGACTTGAGGAGAAGCGAGCGCGGCTGAAGGCGCAGCTTGTGCAAGATGAAGCCAAGATCGCGAAACTGGACGCGCCTGAAGAAAAAGAAGACCCCGCGAAGCTAATCGAGAAGATGGTCGCAGCCGGTAAGTCTGACTCCTATGCCAGGAACATCATTCGAGGCATGCAGGAAGATCCTACGGCATACGATGTCAACTCTGGTGGTCAAACCGAGGACTTGCCGCAGACGGTAAAGGATAGCTTGTCGAAGTACAGAGACGAGCAGATTACGAGACAGGAAGAGACCATCAAGGGCGGCGTCAAACACCTCGACTTCACCGAGACACAAGCTGGTCTCGACGCTTTGACGGCTGCGCTAAAGAAAGCCGCAGCTAGCGGGAACGACGCAAACCGCAAGTCCCCACTGACGGAACGGTGACAAATGGTTGACGTACTATCGACCCTTCAAGAATGCTCGTGGCGCAAAATCTCATTTCCAGTCACCGCCATCGTGGAGTCATGCACGCAGGACATGCCGCAGCATAAGGCCGCAGACCGCGACGGCGCGTTCGTGGAAGGAACCGGGCGCAACCCGTTCGTCTATTCCGTCACGGCCGTGCTTGTTGCCGGTACCATCGCGAAGGGCAAGAACGAGACGTGGACTGACCTGTATCCAGGCACGTTCAACAAGCTGCGCTCCGCGTGGGCGGACAGAACGACAGGCGAACTTATCCACCCGCTGTACGGCCCCATCAAGTGCAAGCCGAGCGATTGGAAGGCCAGTCTGAACGCTGGGGAGCGTGGGGGGCAGACGGTAGAGCTTGGGTTTATCGAGACCCGAGACGACGGCGTGACGCCTGCGTTCAGCACAAGCGAAATGTCGTATGCCAAAACCACGGCGCTAGAACTCGATTCTCAGATTGCGAAACTCAAACCAAAACCTAGCGTGTTTGGTCCGCAGGACACTGAGCAGAGCTTCTATGATACCGTATTGTCGATTGTCGGCGTTGTCGACGCGACGACGTTGCAGGCGAAGCAAGCGCTCGCGAAGGTAGACTCGGCGATCTACAAGCTCGATAGGCTATCTGGTTCCATCAACCGCGCAGCCGACGTTGTTGTGGTTGACGCCGTGTCAGGCGTTACCACGAACCTTGGGCGCCTTGGTCCAGGTTCGGGTAGAATCTGGACCAATTGCCAAACCCTTCGCAGCGCCATGACCGACGTGAGGAGACGCCTCACCGTAACGGACGCGAGCAGAATCAGGACGTTCGTGACGGCCAAGAACACGACCATCGTGGGCCTTAGCGTCTCGCTCGGTTGCTCCGTCGCCGAACTACTGTCATTGAACCCCGGCCTACCTAGGACTCGACCCGCCGTGAGTGCCAACACGTTGATCCGCTACTATGTGAAGAGGTAAACCATAATGCCGCTCGATGATGGCCAAAGCGAACTCGACACGGTAACCGTGAGCCTCACAGGACTTGGTATCGAGATCAAGACCTGGGAAAGCTACTCGATTCGCGAAGATTTCATGACGCCATCGGCGGCGTTTGACTTTACGTTTTCAACGAACGACCCGACCACGTACAACGCCGCGCTGGCTGAAGGCGCGGAGATCACGATTGACATAAACGGCAAGACGCAAATGACCGGAATCATCGACAAGGTGCGCAAAGAGCACAGTCGAGATCGCGGCATGGTCTACCATATTAGCGGGCGCGACTTTCTAGGCCCCGTCGTTTCAGCAAGTCTTGACCCGAAGATCCGCATCACGTCTGGGCAGTCCGTGAGCGACTTCCTGTCCGCTATCCTTATCCAATTCGGATCATTTGGAAGCAAGATATATGTCGGCGACGACTCGAATTACAACATCGTCACTGGTCTATCGAAAGGCAAGAGCATTCCGCAAGCAAGAACGAGGGAGGTAAAGGAGGCGGTAGCGCGAGAGAACGCAGCGGAGCAGAGGACGGAAGTCGTCTACGTGAATAAGACGATCACAGAGTTCATCGCAGGAAACCGCCCGGACCTAAAAGCCATCCCACTCGACCAGCTAAAGCCCAAACTCGGCGACGGCGCGATGCAGGTCATTGAACGCATCCTTTCGCGGCTTGGGCTCCGCATGTGGATGGCGGCGGACGGGAGTGGTGTCATCGTTGACGCACCAAACTTCACGAGGGCTCCGGCTCATAGTCTCATCCGACGACGCTCTGACGAGCTTGTGAACAACGTCTTGCGCGGCGGGTCCGAGACAAACGGAGACCAACCGTCATGCGTGTTGGCCATTGGCCAATCCACCGGACAGGACATGGAGAAGATCAAGCTCAAGTGCATCGCCGTAAACGAGCTGACGGCGGTCTACAACAACAAGCGCCTCAAGCAAAGCGTGAGCGATCTTATTGCTCGGTATCCAGGCGTAAAAGTGCTGCCTCTTCGTGACGCGCTTATTCCAGACGACGATCGGATCGTCGGAAGACGCAAGCCGCAGATCATGATCGTCCGCGACGACGAGAGCAAAACGCAGGCGCAGCTAGAGGCGTTCACTCGGCGCAAGCTGTCCGAAAAGCAGAAGGAATACTTCTCGGCGACGTACGAAGTAAAGGGGCACACGTACAACGAAGTTCCTTGGGCAATGAACACGCTTGTTGATGTCGACGACGACTACTTGGGCATTCACGAGCGCCTTTGGGTCATCGACAGGACGTTCTCAAAGAGCCGCGGAGAAGGTGGACGCACAGAGCTGCGCCTCATCAAGCCATTCACGTTGGAGCTTGGAACATGAGCGACATCGGCCACGACATCATGACCACTTCGGTCAACCAAAACAACGGCGCCATCTCAGCGCAGATCGGCGACGCTGTAAACGGAGAGGTCGTTTGCGACAACGCCGAGTGGTGGCAACACGTGGGCTTCGCATCGCGACCGTCGCGCGCGGAACGTGGAGCTTCCGCTTGCCAGGTTCTCTCTCACGAGACGAGCGGTAGAGATATTTGCTACAGCTCGCGAGACCTTCGTTCTCAAAAAGCAGCCGCCGCGCTAAAAGAGGGCGAGACGATCATCTTCGCGTCTGGTCCCAACGGCGCCGGGACGGGAAGCGTCCACCTTCATGACGACGGGTCTGCGGCGCGCATTGACACCATCGTCAAGAACGGAAACGGGAGCGGTGGCGCAGACGTAAAACTGTCAGTGTCGAGCGACGGGACAGTAACACTGGACGCTGGCAACGGGACGAACATCGTCGTGAGCGCGTCTGGTTCGGTCAACGTGAGCGCGTCCGCGTCGGTGTCGGTTGACGCCCCCAGCGTGAGCCTAGGCGGCTCTGGAGGCATCCCGGTGGTGACAGACGCGGGTTCGCTCCTCGCTTGGATTACGACCGTCTCGGCCGCGCTTACTAATCTGGGCATCCCTAACGTTCCGCCAGTCACCATCACGTCGCTGAAGGTGACGGCGGCGTGAGTACGTGTGCGTTAGGGTGCGCCATCGCTTTCATGGTGCTAGAGCCTTCAGACCGTGGACTTGATGCGAGGAGAGGCGCGTGATGGCTGACCAGGGACTAGGTAACTGTCCTGTTGGGACCTCTGCGTTTGGTTACGGTAAACCTTTGCGCATGAACTCTACCGCCGCCTTGCTCTTCCTCGACAAGAGCAAGGGGCAGCGGAACGCCGCCGAGATTAACAGCGTCTCCGGCGACATCGTGCGCGACCCCGTAACTGGCATTCATCGCGGAATGGACAGCGTTTCGCAGCAAGTCTACCTCGCGCTGCGCACGCTTCTCGGCTCGTCTGTTGTTCGTGACCTAGGTATCAGCTTCAAGATCACGACGATTTCGGAGACGACGGCGCAGAAGGTGCGCGACGCTGTAACCGCTGCTCTTGAGGCGCTCGTGTCTCGTCGGCTTGTTGAGGTCGTGAGCGTCAAGTCGAGCCGCATCAAGATCACTGGCATCGAAGTCTTGGTGGTTTGGAAAAACCTCACCAACGGCGAAACTGAGACGGCAAGGTGGACGAATGGCTGACCCGAAAGAGTTCGCGGTAAAGACGCGCGAAGAGATCCGAGATGGCTACACGCGCACGATCAAGGCTGGCCTTGAAGGAATCGGCTTTGATAACGTCAACGTGTCGAGCGGGACGCTTGACTATGTGCGCGGCGACGCTCTTGGTGCGTTCGGGGAAGACATCGGAAACCTTGTCCAAATCAAAGCTAACGCGCAGATGCCAGACACGGCTGGCACGAGCGACCCTGAAGACCTTCGCCGTCTGGCGCGAATCATCAAGCGAGACCAGCGTCCCGCTGGCCCTTCAATCGGCTCCGCGATTATCAGCACGAGCGTCTCTCTGCCTGTCGCGGTCCCTACGGGCGCGCAGCTCTTGGATGCTTCCGGGTTGTCGTACGAGGTTCTCGCGCCTGGTCCATATCTCAGCTCGGACCTTGTTCCGATTCGCGCCATCGACACGGGCACGTCGACGAATCTTGAGGCCGGCACGACCCTGCGTTGGGCCTCACCGCCTCCTTTCGTCAACCAGACGGCGATCGTGTCTGCCGGTGGGCTCCGCGGCGGTGTTGACCAAGAGACGATTGAAGGTCTGCGCCAACGCGTCATCGACTACTACCGCAACCCGCCCGGTGGTGGAAACTGGTCTCATGTCGCGGACGTTGCGGAAAAGTCATCGACGTTCGTCCAGCGCGCCTTCGTATATCCAGGCGTGTACGGCGGAAACACGCTGCACGTCGCTGTCGTAGGAGCGCCGACGGCAACCAACAAAACGAGGGCGGTGGCTCAACTTGTCGTTGACCAAACGATTGCGCCGTTCGTGATTGGAGCGTTCCCAGGCTTCGCCGATATCGTCGTCACGTCGGTTATCGACGTTCCCATTGACGTGTCGATGGGCATGTCAATTCCAACGTCTCGGCGCGCGAGTCCGCCTGGACCAGGTGGCGGCTGGGTTGATGGTAACCCGTGGCCGTTGCCTGACGTGTCCGTTGGGTATGCGTCCGTGGTTTCTGTCGCATCGTCAACATCTTTCGTGATTCATGGCTTTGGAACGCCGATCGTTGGCGGCAAGTTCGTCTACGTGTCGCCGGTCAACTTCAAGGTCTACAAGGCGACCATCGTCGCGGCGTCGCAACCCGATCCGCTTGGTTTTCCTAACGATTGGCTCGTCTCGACCGACGTTGGCATCTTCTCCGATAGCTCGACCAATGCTCCGATCGGCGTAGGCGATTGGGTGTTCCCTGACGCGGAGCGGGTAGACGCGTACATCACCGCGTTGCTTGGCGCGTTCGCGGAGCTGGGGCCAAGTGAGAAGACATCAAACCCTGGGCTTTTGCCTCGTGCTCTTCGCCAGCCTCTTGCGTCATATACCGCACCGTCCCAAATGGGTCCATTCGCCGTCCGTCGAGTCGTTACGAGTGGCGAGGAAGTCTACGATGCCAGTTTCTTGACATCAGTCCCGGCGCTCACGCCCGCGACTGGGTACAAGTTGTCGCCGACCATCGCTATTCCTGCCAAGATTGCCTTCTACCCGGAGTGATATAATGCCCATTCTACCTGGAACAGCATCGTTTGAAGAACTCGGCGGAGCGCTGACGAATTACACCGAGGTTGTGGATCCGACAACGGACCTACCGGATGTCGTGTCAAACCAGACGCGCGCGATCGTCGCTGGCCTTTCACGCCTCGCGCCTCGCGCGTCTCTTGAGTTTACGAACGACGGCATCACCGGCACGCTCACCCCTGGCACGTTCGATTCTGTCGTCGGCAACGGCGCGGCGAACTACCCAAGCGTGCTTCGTGTGGCTGAAGGCTGGTATCGGTTCGTGTTCCCCGCGACGTGCATCGACTTTCTCGGCAACACGCAGAGTTGGAGCTTCAAGAGAGCTAAGGGGCAGATCCTTACCGGCGTACCTGGTCTCACGAGGGGAATCAAGGTTGACCCGAACACGGTTGATCTTTTCTTGTTCAACTTGAGCGGAATCGAAGCTGACTTCGCAGGCGAGCGTATCGAGGTCGAGGTCTACTAATGGGAGGCCTAGGCGGATTCAACCCGTTCCCGATGCAGCTAGGCGGAGCCGCCGACACTGACTTGGAGGCCATTCAGAACGCATACGCCGACGCCATGGGGACCGCCATCGCGAGCGAGCGCGGGACGGTGGCATGGGTAGAGAACCACGCTACGGCGCGCGTCCTTTGGTCGCTTTACGGCATGGCTCAAAGGATGGCGAACCAGTGGAACCCGGCCAAAATGACCGACTTCCTCCCACGGTGGGAGAAGATCCTTGGCCTGTCTCCGACCCCTGGCCAGTCTCTTCACGATCGGCGTGACGCTGTAGCTGCGAAGTTCGAGTTCATCGGCGCCGGTACGCAGGTGTCAACGCTTAACGACTACCTCGTGAGGACCATCGGAGACATCTTCGTGAAACTGGAGTTCACGGATCCGATGGACGCGACGACGTACATCCCCGGAGGTGGTTTCGTCCCAGGCGGGCCAACGTTTCTTGACGGCAACTTGATCGGACCAGAGATGTCTCCGTTCGCGTCTTCGGTCGGACACGTCGCGATTGTAATATCAAAACCTCAAGAGATGAGCACGAACGAGTTCTACACGAAGGCGGCTAGCTTGTACGAGAGTGCGAACAACCTGATCGGCGCATGGATGCGCTTTGATTGGGTGAACGACGGGCAGAACGGACCAGGGTTCTACCTCGACGAGGATGCAAACCTGGACAATCAACGTTTCGACTGAGGAGGCTGTATGTCGTTTTCGCGAGTGAAGCCCGGCGGATGGGCACTGAATGAGAAGCTCACGAGCGGTCAAATCAACCAGCTCGACATCAACGTGTCAAACGCCGTCGACAAGACGGGTGACACGGTTCCTGGCATCATCACGCTGGACAGCGGCGCACGAATTGACGTTGGCAACGGCGCGTCTGTTAGGCTTTTACTCGGCGCAGAGATCGCTTGCCTATCCGGTTCGCAGATCACAGTTGCCGCTGGCAGCGGGATCCAGATCGTTGACGGCTTCATCACGGCTTTGGTTGGAAGCACGACCAACTTCCAATGCCCGCTAAACGCAAACGGCGGGCTCGTGAGCACGACCGGATCTTTCTCTGGTCTCGCGACGTTCGCGAGCGGCGTAAATATCTCTGGCCTGACGAACGCGCTTGGGGCTCTCACGGTAGCTGGCGCGACGACAACCAACGGCATCATGACCACGAACGCCGCCGTGACACACGCCGCTGCCGTGACGTGTCAGTCCGGTCTTGCTGTGTCCGCTGGTGTCGTCGACATCCAAGGCGGAGTAGCTGTTCTTATCGACGGTGGCGCCGGATTGACTCACGCCAACACGTCAACGCAGACGCACTCCGGTGGCTCGACAGAGACGCACGCTTCTGGCTCGTCTGACACATACCAGAGCGGCTCGACTTTGACGTTCGCCCCAGCCTCGAACATCACGGTCAACGCGAGGCCAACACTATCGGCAGGCATCGACGTTACGGCTGGACTAGTCGCCACGTCCGCCACGACTGTTGTGGACTTGGATGGAACTGTGACCGTAAAAGGCGCATCGAACCGGATCTTATTGGACGAGCGATCCATTTTTAGGACGATGCCTTATTCCGTCTCTCGGTACAAATCGTCGCAATGGGAAGATGACCCAATGGTGGTCGACGTGTTGACAACCACGGTGGTCGGGGCGGCTTGTGAGATTGCGCTCGATCTGCCGAATGGATGTGAGATTGATACGGTGACTGTGTGGTACAGAACAGTGTCAGGTCACGTACTGTTCCCGGCTCAAATGCCGATTTTGACGCTTTCCAAGAGAGTCATCGGTAGCTTCGTCAGCACGACGTTAGCCCAAAAGGCGCAAGTCCCGTCGGACTTCGCGAGCGACATTGCGAACTATTCTGGCATAACGTCCACCATATCAGTAACGAACGTCGGAGTGATTGTTAATAGGGCAACATCTCACTACACGGTCAGGTTTCAGACCGAAGATGGTGTAAACGCCATCGTTGGAACAAGATATTTCGGGATGACAGTAACGTACAAGGTTTCACGCTACGACGAAGGACGATGAATATATGGCGAATCCTCAATGCACGGTAAACGGTCTTCTCACGACAAACGGCGTCGATGTTCCGGCGCTCAACCTTGTCACGATTCAGCTCGCTGACATCGCTGGCGTCAACTCTTGGTCGATCACTTGTCTCTCGACGGACGATGGTCATTCGTCCGCCGCGATCAACTTGAGCATGTCGATCAACAGCGTCACCAAGACATGCACGTACCCATCAACCGAACAAGGCTCTGCCCTCATCTTTGAGAGCATTGTCAACGGCGGAGTCGACGCGAACGGCCGCGTGGATCAATCGCTGCGGACCCGGTTCGGCGTCTATGTGCTCTCGTCTGGTCTGCGCCTTGCCGCATTCGACGAGACAACGGAGGGCAGCTCGTCGTTTGGGTGGACGAAAAAGTTCAACGACGTGATTCGTCTCGCGGCCGGTTCGCTGCTCCCGACAGACACGGCGGCAACGCCTGACACAGTGGCCTTGCGCGACGCGTCCGCGAACTGCTCGTTCAACCTCGTAAACGCAACGCAGGTCTACGGCGACGCCGGCACGCTCATCTTGGCCGCTGACGGCAACTCTGGAATCACAATCGACGGCGCGCTGTCTGGCCTAATCATCTGCGGAAACCCTGTCAAGGCCCCTTCGTATCAGCTCGGCATTGATACTCCCGTCACGCGCAAGGTGCCGATGATTTGGCATGGGCACCTTATCGCTGGCGCGCTTTCCTGGATCCCGACGAATTCAGGCAAGCCGAACTGTATCTTTACGAACTCGGGCGCGCTGCTCTTCATTCAGCTCGACCTGCCAAACGGTGTCCGCCTCGACTCGGTTTCTGTGAAGCTGAAGGGTGGCGGCTCGTTCGTGAACCCGCTCCCGCAGTTCGCGCCTGTCGTGACGGTCATCGAAGAGGACACGGCGACGCTTGTCCAGAATCAGCTCGGGCAGCTTATGGACCCCGCTGGTGTTGCGCCGGGCGGAACGCCGACCGCCTACCGCGACACGGCCCACAACGTGACCCCGGTCATCAACGGAGGCGCTGGAACCGTCATCGACTCGACGGCAAAAACCTACCTTTTGCAGGTAGAACCCGAGAGCGGAACCGATTCCGTCGCGGGCATGGTTGTGTACGGCGTGTCCGTGACGTATACAAGGCTGGATGGTAGTGAGGTCGGTAACGACTAACGGCGGAAAGAGGCACGGATGGAAGCGGTTCATAGGTTGCTGTTTGAGTTCATGCGCGAGTTTGGGGCTGGTCTTTCAATCGTCACCGTGGCGCTCATCATCGTGCTTCGGGTTGCTCCTGAGTGGATCAAAGCCCGCATCGAAAACGATAAGGCACAGGCTTCGGCCAACATCAAAAAAATAGAAGGCGAGATGGCGGCGAATATCAGGAAGGCGGACGCCGAAGCTGACACCATACGAAAGCTAGGCGACGCCATGACGACAAGCATGCCCGCCGCTTGGGCAAACGTTGCCGTCGAGCTTGTGAGCACGCGCGGACAAATCAGCGAGTCCGCGGCTGCGACGCAGAGCCATGTTACAAACCAGGTCACTGATAGCGTTTCGGTCATCAAGAATCACGTCTCTCAAGAACTCGACAAGCGACTGGAGGCCAAGTTCGATGGTGTCGTAAGCATGCTCTCGCGCAAGTCGGCGGAGCATGCGGATCACTCTCCAAACACGGAGCGAGCGTCTGTGCGAGGCGCGCAGGCGCAGACGTGAAAGACGTTGCGTGGGCTTGGGTAGCTCTGTCGTCCGTGTGGACGGCGTTCTGCATTCTCGATGGGTTTACAACATATCGAGCATGGAGAATCTCAAGACGCAGCGAGTCGGCGGCAAACAATGCGTCCGCCGCTGCGTCAGAGTTAGCGATGAAAGAGACGATGTTATTTGCTTCTACCGTCAAACGTGCGGCAGACAGCATACGCCGCGATTGTTGCAGCGCTTGTCGCGATCGTGACAGCGTTTACTGACACCCAATCCGACGATCGTAGACCAGCCACCAAACCAGCTACCGCCACCGCGACAAGAGCGCGTTGGTCCGTTGTGCTTCTGAACTTCATCGTCTCTCGCGAGAACCCAGCCGCGACGGCGTAGGCCTGAAGAGCAACCGAGTAGAGCGTCAACGTCAACCGTCTGGTCTCAGGGTCCATTGCCACCATCGAAGGGACATGGAGCAACGTGAGCGCCGCGAGAGCGCTGCCACCGCAGAGCTTCACGAGCACGACGGAATGAAGCAAAAACAACAGCCCGTCGAGAAGTAGGACCCACGGGGTTGACCGCATCGGCGCGAGCACCATCCGAGTGACAGTGATCGCGCTGGACACGGCGAAGAAGGCGCGCGTCAAAGGCCACTCTCGGCACACGCCGACGACGAGCAGCCTTGACGCTATGGCGATGAAGGGGGCGAGCATGTTCAGGCGGGGAGGTCTGCGGAGAGTTTGGGAGGCAGGTCAGGCAGGTCGGTCGCCTTGGGAGGCAGGTCGGGCAAGTCCGCTCCTTTCGGCGGCAAGTCGGGAAGGTCTGCGGCCTTCGGGGGAAGGTCGGGCAAGTCCGCTACTTTCGGCGGCAAGTCGGGAAGGTCTGCGAGTTTGGCATTGGCGGCTTTGACCGCTTCAATCCAATTCGCCCTGGCCGTGTCAACTGCGGTGTCTTTGGAGTCAAACATGCCCGAAAGATACCACTTCCCTGCCTCAAAGTCAACCTATCCACCATTGTATAGATACTTGTTGACCTTATGTAGCTACGTGGTAAAAAGGGTCATGTCGAAAACGAGCCGCGTGTTTCTCTCCGCCGAAGACCTTGACCTCGCGAGGCGCTGCGCCCGTCACGCGACGATGCAGGCGGACCCGAACGTGTCGGACTTTATCGCACATATTCTTACCATGTACGCAAGCGACAACGGCATCCCCGTCCGCAAGGACATCGCCCCGGCGCTGACAGCCGAGCAGATGGTGGCGCGTCCCTCTGACGTTGCCTTTGGCGGAGCTTTCGAGCTTGGGGGCTACATCGACCCGGACAGGTTTGACGAGCGCCTTGGCGGGCTTGCGGAGCGCCTGGTCACTGTCGCCGACGCGTGACGTTAGCTTGTGCTCGGCACGCGAGGTGCTAGAGCGTCTCCCGCTGGCAACCCGCCACGCAGTAGTGGAGACACCATGAAGAAGCTGTTTGCTCAAGTCGTGAACCTCGATAGCATCATCAAAGACGCGATTGCCACATTTGTGACTCACGTTGGAGCCGAAGTGGATCCAGACGGCCAACTTGCGTTCGAGAGTAGGTCGGAGCTTGTTGGCCGCGTTCGTGAAGCGTTGTCAAAAGCAGAGATCGCCGTCTCTGTTCGTGAAGACGGTAGCGTTGGCGCCGGAGTCAACATGCCAGACGCATACAACTGGCACAAGTTCTGCGGTAAAAAGCGCTTCGGCGCAATCCCTTGCTCTTTTATCGCCGAGTTCCGTTCTGGAAACGACCAACCGCTGTCGACGACTGGCCATCTTGGGCACCCTTGCATTGTGGTGGACCTAGAAGAGGTAGGCGATGGCGAGACGCTGATCTCGTTCGCTGTAAACAAAGAGGTGGCTCCTAAACTAGCCTGCGGCAACCATGGACGCGGCATGGTCAAGCTAAATCCATTCAGACTGATCGTTGGGTACAAGGGCAAGGGGTATCAGGATTTACCAGATGTCATTGACCTGTACTCCGCTACGGCAAACTGCCCTTGGGTTGAGTTTAAGGACGGCGAAGATGTGGCGGAGTGTCGCGACTTGATTACTGCCAGGTTCCGCGCCCCGACGGCCTGACCGACTCACCAAGCTCGCCGGGAGCTTCATCCCGGCAATCCACCTCCCAAGCTCTTGACGATACCTGCCTAGGCGCGAGGGCCGTCCATGGTCGTGCTGGTCATCCGACCCGGTGGGACGGTGTATCCGACCCGGTGGGACGATGGTACGGCCCGGCCGGACGTACGGTCCTGCCCGGCAGTATGAGCGTCCTGCCCGGCCGGACGAGCTGACTCGATACGTGACACCCATCACCAATTGTGCCTCACGCGGCTTGACGCTATCTTGCCGGTCGGTCTACAAAACTTCGCAAACGGCATACGCTAAGTTGCCCCCTCTCCGGGTGTATTCCGGGTGTTCTTCCGGGTGGAATTAAAAAGAGAACCGCTTTGCTCTTTTAGAAAGGAAGACCACAAGGAGAGGCGGTTATGGTAAGGGTAGAATCCTGAGACCTCAAGACCACCACACCCTCAAAGCTCTCCTAGAACACCTGTCAAAAGAAAAAGAGATGAACAACTTGACACCTGTAAAAGATGTCGTATCATGCATCCAACTGGAGCAACGAAGACAAGATGAGCCCTGTATCGCAAGCAAAATCGTCACGAGGTTACCACTACGGCCAAATGATGTCGGCCGCTGTTCGCGTCCCCAAGCTGAACGACTGCGAAAAGATCATCTTGGCCCTGATGGTAGAAGCCACGTCCAGCACCATCGGACCAGGCTACCTCAAGTGCCAACGCTCGCTTGCCTGGTTCATGCACCACAGCACCAAGAGCGAGCGGACAGTGCGCGCAGCTCTTCGGAAGATCGAAGACATTGGGATCTTCACCCTTGTCGAGAAGGGTCAGAACATGAGCCAACACGGCAACACGACGAACGTTTGGCAGTTCAACAACAGCTTCTTGGAGGCTGCGTCGAGTGGAATCTACCTGTCTTGGAAGCAGAACATCGACGAGACATCAACGGCCATGCCCGAGAGCTTTGAGCTGACGCAAGCCATGCTCGACCGTGCGGAAGAGTTTGGGGTCGACAACGGCTCTGTCGAGTGGCTCTACGCGGAGTTCGTCGCTCTTGCCGTCGAGAAAAAGCAGGTCTTCTCGAATTGGGAGATGGCTTTCGATAGCTTCGTCAGGGGCACGTGGACAAGCGCCACCCCCAGCCGACAAGCCGCTGAAGGGTTCTCGGCCGGCTCAAAGCGAGCGCGAGGGATGCCCTACACCGTCGGCTTCAATGCTCACAAGGCCATCGAGCAGTTCCTTGTCGATGGGGACGATGTGGCGGCAAAGGTGGAAGGCTGGGCCTATGAGTTCTTCAAGGCTGGGAACACATACGCCGTGCCCGCCGAGTTCAAGAGGTTCGTCGCCGACTTGCTTGCTCCCAAGACAACGAAGAACGTCAAGCCGGTGTCGGAGCCCACGGTTGATAGGCAACGGCCCAAGGTGTTCCACGAACCGCCTCCCTCGCGCTTCGTTGCAGAGCCGTCAACGGATGGTCGCTTTGACCTGACGAACGTCACCATCGCACCCCGTCGAGCTGCGCCGCAAGGTCCCTCGTCGCTCCCAGTCCCGACGCCCCGTCTCCCCGTGTCAGACTGGCACCAGGACGCTCCCATGTCCCGAGTTGAGGTTGTCGCCGCGTCGACCGTCACGGACCCCGTAAAAGGCAACGTCGTGCCAGCGCCAAGGGTAGGCGGCATGATGGCCAGGCTGAAGGCCAACGAAGAGGCTCGCATGGTGACCAAGACACTCGACGACGGGGCAACGGTCCAAGCGCCTATCAGCAGCTACCCCGTGAGCGACGTGAGCAGCTCGGGTGACGTGCGTGTCAAGGGCGAGTGCCAAGAGATTCTGGAGTCGATGAAGGCGACTGGTGCGAGGTTCTGAAGTCAAGGGGTTGACAAGAAAAAAGCCCCAAATAGTTCTCTATACCATCCGGTCTAATCAACTTGTTGATGGTAGAAATGGCAGGTCAGAAATGAGTAGAAAAAAAAGTGCTAACAATCCTTGACGTGCGTTGATGTGTGCGTATAATGAAAAACATGAAGAACAGCAAAACGGCTTCGGTCAAAACCTTCGTAGACCACAAGGCAATCGGCGCCCGCCTCCGCGCTGTCCGTGAGGGCTTCGGCTTCTCGCGACATCGCGTATGCAACCTGCTCGTGTTGAGCCAAACGGCCGTACGCCGTATCGAGGACGGCGCAGGCGGTTGTAGCACCGAGACTCTTGTCGGCCTCGCTTCCGTCTACGGCTGCACGACAGACTGGATTCTTGGCCTGTCGGATGAAGGTGGGCCGAACTTCAGCAAGACGTTCTGAGACAGAAGTTTTCGACGACTCGACGACGTAACGACACGAAGAAAAGAAAAAGAGAAGAACATGAAAAGCAACAAGAACAGCTACACGACGCTCGCCTCCATCCTCAACAACTGCAACGTCGACCCCGTGACGGGTTGCTGGACGTGGAAGGGCGCGCAAGCGTGCGTGAAGCGCGGCGGCGGCGTCCCCCGTGGCGTCGTCAACTTCAACAACAAGCGCTGCTACGTGTACCGGCTCGTCTTTGAAATGAAGACGGGTGAGACCATTGCTCCCCGCGCGCTCATCCGGCACACATGCGACAACCCGATTTGCTGCAACCCGGCGCATCTGCTCTCTGGCACGGATCGCGACAACGCTCTTGACGCTGCCCGCCGTGGCCGTCTCAACCACACGATTGCCGACGAGCAGGTGCAAGAGATCCTTGACATGGCAGAGAAGATGCCAGGGGCGCGATACATCGACATCAAGCGCGCCTTGGCTGACAAGAGCATCAAGTATTGGACCGTCAAGAACGTCCTGGCCCGCGGGGACCATGTTGAGCGCGTCGAGTACCGCAAGACGCTTCGCGAGCTTGAGCTTGACCGTCTCGTCGAGCGTCCCTCGTACGGCGTTGTGGAGTTCCGCCAACGTGTCGAGCCCGGCATGCGCCCCGTCGTCGCAACGGAGGTCATGCGCGCTCGTCGCATCGTCCCGAGCAGCATGCCACCCGTCTGCGCCGCCATGGCGATGTAATGGGGCCGCGACCTGCCTAGGTCACCGCCAAGTTTCTCTAGGCAGGTCGCATTCACCAGGTAAAGATAGCAAAAGTCTGTAGAAGGTCAAGGAGAAAAGAATGGAAGACACGATGAAGTACCTAGAAGTCGCGAGCGTCTATATCGTCTGGGCAATGGCGATTGCGGCCGTCGGTTATACGGTGCTCGTTGGCGTCATTGGGGCGCTCATGGTCCGCCTTGACATCAAGATGGATGAGTCGATTTCAGAGTACCTTGGTCTCGAGCTGGAAGAGGCGGAGCAGAAGAGCCCGCTCGCCAAGGTGTTGGGCCTGAAGGTGCTCCTCATGTCGCTCTTACTCTTGCCGTTCGTCTGCGGCTGTAGCTTGCCTATCCCGAGCGAGCTTGTTCCTCGCGTGCATGGCAGGTGCCAGACGTGCGCGGAAGCGCTGCGGGGCGACAAGGGTGTCAAGGGCGACGTGTGCGAAGGACAGAAGCAAGCTCTTGAGTTGGTCATGTCCTGCATCGGCACGCGAGACGGCGCGAGTTGCGCCCATGCCATCGTGACCTGCGTTGACGGGTCCAAGTGACATGCGCAAGGGTCTGACGATAGACCCCGACGACTTTGCTCTGGAGTGGCTTCCGACAAGGGAGCCGCTTCGGGCAAGGGTTGTCGACCTGAATCCCGACGACACGTATCGAGGTGCAAGATGCGCGAGGATGTCAAAGCAGCTCGGGACGTGTTCGATGACATCGCCGCCGACGTACGAGGACGCATCGCCCAAGGCCTCAAAGTGAGCGACGACGACAAGGCTGCGCTGTTCTTCGCGCAGCTACTCGACAACGATGACGACTTCAGCGTCGGCTTTGCCTTAGAGGTCGCGGCGCTTGCGCATAAACGGAGGACACGTGACCAAAAAGACCGATGACTTCAGCGTCTTCATGCAGCTACGTGAGGCGGTACTGAGGCCGACCAAGATCGTTGACCCGTTCCCGAACACCATGGAAGGCGATAAAGAGGTCAAGTGCTTCGCAACGTTCAGGGCACAGACGCCGATCGGCATTATGTGCGCGCGGTACTACCCAACAAAGAAGAACTTTTGGAACAAGGTTGGCGTCACGCGCCGCATGCACCCGGCCGTTAGGGCAGACATCTTGGAAGCAAACGCGCCGTGGTTGTCTTGGGTGTACCCGATATCGAAGAACGGCAAAGAGCTTGACATGCTCATGTCCGCCGCCGGACTTAGGCCGAAGATGCTCGTGAGCCTCTCCGCTGAAGTGGCAGAAGACACCGTGACAAGGCCGTCCATGGTGTTGCTTGCCACGGCTGGCAAGAGACATGCGACGCCCAAGCTCATAGCTTTCACCCGCTTCCTCGCTGCCACGTTGATAGGTGACGATGAAGTAAACGACATTGTAAGACAATGCTCACGTGACCTTAGCTTGACCACATAGGCCCACCGTGTCATCGTCGACCCACGCTGCGGCAAGCACTCCGGGCGGAGTTCAACGTTAAGAAAGAGGCTGATATGCGAGTCCAGTTTCGAGTAGCTCCACAAGACGACATGATTGACGGGGAGTGGCGCTCCGCCAAGTGCGACGAGCAAGGCCGTCTTGAGGTCATCGTTGTAAGCGGAGGCGGCGGTGGAGCAGGGGGCGCAACCGAAGCGAAGCAGGATGACCAGATCGTCCAAGCAGCGACGCTTATCAGCAACACGACCGGCCTCGCTCTTGACGCGACGGTTGTCCTGGTCAAGGACGCGATTGACGCGCTGAAGGGCAACGGTGTTCTCGACGCGACGTTTTACGACATCTTGAACGAGCTTCAAACCCGTGGCGCGGTGGACACGGCGGCGCTCGCGAATATCGAAGCTGCGACGAGCGACAGCGCGCTTAAGCTCGATTCGATTCTGTCGAGTTCGCAGACGATTGAGACGTACACGGACGGTATCGAAGGCGCGCTCGCTGCCATCGACACCAAGCTGGCCAACCCGCTCACGGTGACGGACGGCGGTACGCCGATCTACGTCGACCTCGCGAACGTCAGTATGTCGTTCGTGCCCACGTTGGACCAGCAGCACTTGACGCCCGACGGGGGGACTTGGTTGCGCCAAAACCCGTCCGCGGTAGCGGCGTCGGCCCCTCACAGCGGCAGCATCGTGTCTATCTCTAGAGGGTACCTCCGCTCGTTGCGGGTCGTCTACACGGGAGC